GTCACTATTCATCTGATATTCTTGCTGCATCTTAGCCTGCTCTATCTGGGCATTCTGTTGCAACTGCTGCTGCTGAAGCTGATATTGTTGCTGTTGCTGTTGTTGTGCTTCTTCTTTAGCTCTCTTCTCATAAATCTCTATCATTCTCTGCTTATCCTGCAAGCTTGTTGTTGTATATAACTTCATGATAGTTGAGAAGTTCAGTGCTTGATTCTGAAGAGCTGCTTGTGCAAGTGTATCAAGTTTCTGATTAAGTTCCTGTATACCATTGCTATTATCGACAACTAAGCCATAGTCATTCTCTGAGAACTCATCACCATCTATCTCAACAAGTTTCTTGGCACCATCTGAGGTAATATAGTTAAACTTTTCTTTTCTTCCTCTCATGGCTATTTTGGCTGTCTCAAGTAAGCACTCAAGCACTCTCTTCTTAACATCATCATGGATAAAGAACAGCCACTTAGTAATAGCTGAGCTTTGTAAGGTAGCTCTCTCAACACCACCAACTGTTTCTCTGTTACTAATCTGGCCTTCTCTCTGTTTAGAGATGCCTATCATCTGACCTATCTGAGTATCTATCCATGCAAGTAAATTAATATATCCTTGAATATCATTGCCTAATGTAGCATCAATAACTCCTGAAGAGGCATTATTCATGGCTCCTGCAAGCTTGCCAGTTGCCATACCTACATTACCTTCCTTAAAGCTATCCTCTACTGCTATACCATTTACTTTCATGTAATACAGCCATTTGTCTATATCCCAGCCTTTAGGAACTTTGGCAAAGTCAAGTCTTATAATCTTACCTGGGTTTTTAGCTATCTCCTTATTAAGTTTGTCATGGATAATATCATAAAGATAGGCATAAGGCTTAACTCTGTCTATCAAGCTATAAGGCTCATCACTGTTGATATTGTAGATACTTCCTACTATTCCAAAGTGGCATCTGCTTGGGTTACTAAGCCTGTTATACTGCACAGGTCTTGGTCTCATATTTACATAGATGTCTTTACCTATCTTAGTACCTTCCCATGCTTCATTAACCCAAAATGTTTGCTCTTCTTCACCTAAAGTTTCATCAATAATATAGTTTTCTGGATAAAAGTTAAACTGCTCTTCACCTGTCTCTGGATCATAGCTCTTTACTTTCTTTATCTTTCTTCTTGATTTCCAATATACCCTAAGTACTCTTACATTACCATTAGGATCATATGGTAATAGACTATAATTATAGGTATCATCAAACAGCACATAAGGGTCTATACTATTATCTACAACTCCATCTACATCTATCCTTGGTATAAAGCCATATCTTGGGTCTACATTATCCATACTATCAACAGCACCATAAAGACCATTGCCTGTGCCTTCCTCTATAGCCTTTATATCCTTGTCTTGCAACTGATCATAGAAAGTATCAATAACCTTGCCTGGAGACCAATAATCTTCAAGCACTATCATGTCAGCATCTTCTACCTTATTGGATGAACTACTCTTGATAATCCTTACCTTCATAGGGTCAAGCTTGGTTACTGTTGGTTCTCCGCCAACAATATCACATTGATATATCTCCTCTCCTACTGTATAAGCATCTACAAATCCCTTGTTAAACAGTTGATCAATGCTAAGCTCTCTTACATAATGATTAAGCAGTTCATTAGCCCTCTGCTCTCTTTTATCTTGATATTCATACTGGAAGTAATCTGATAGATTCTCAAGCTCTCTGTTAAACTGATTTTCATCTTGCTGCTCATCAGAGATAAGTGCCTGAAGTTTCTCATTAACCTGCTTGTTTTTAGCCTCTTCCATCTCAGATATAGCATTGGGATTAGTAACTACTACCCTATAATCAAATACTCTATATGTTTCCTCTCCTCTGAGTACTTCAAGCTTTGAGTTGATAATAGGGTAATGTTGTACACTATCTGGAATAAAGCTGGCATCAAGATCATAAGGATTGACATATCTCTTCATATCCTCCATATGTATCTTACCATTAATAAGGTCATAGTCTATCTTCATCTGATAGACACTCTTCCTTGCCAAATGGTAGTTAAGTATGCTGTGACTATCCCCGAAGTCCACATTTTTTTTGCGCCAAGATTTATTCTTTCTTTTGAAAGACAACTGTTGAGGAGGAAATCCTCCAATAGCACTATAACTCATATAGCCCTCCTTTCTTCCTTATAATCCTTTTTATATACCCATCTAAAGCCTGCATCTGTTTTTCTTTTACCATTACAAACATCTGGAATATGATTCTGTCTTTTGCCTCCATGACAAAATTTATCTGCAACAATAGTTGATGGAAATTCTCTAATTACATTGCCATCTAAATCTAATTGAAGTACAGGTAGTGAATTATTAATTCCACTTTTTTTGGCTGCTTTTATTAGACTCTTCCATCCATTTTTCTTCATTGTCTCTCTGCCCTTAGTAGCTACTTTGGCTAGTTGTATCTTTTGTTCCTCAGTATAAACTCTTTTCTTTCCAGCTTCAGAAATTCTTTTCCTTGCCTCTAAAGTGTGATGCTTACCTAACATTGGAGGATTTTTACTCTTTATTTCTTTCAACTTTTCGCGAGTTTCTTCAGATATAGCTTCTGCTCCTTCTCCACCATCAGCAATATTATAACTTAGATTAAGTCTTTTATAGTGGGCAATAAGAGTTCTCTCTAATGTAATAGCTCTATCTTTGCTAGTTCTACAAATAACTAAATGAGTAAAATTATCCCATCCATATTTTTTTATTGCATTAAGAAACTTTCTGCAATGGGTATATTTCTGACCAGAGTATCCCCATCTTTTATTAGGATTTACATGATGAGTTATACCAACATATACTTTCCCATTAATTTTATTAATATGTAAATAAACTAGAAAAACATGATTAGAGTATTGTCTATGTGGATCTTTCAACTCATCAGTAGAGAGTCCTCTATCCACACACTTTTTTCTCCATGCTCTCTTCTTTCTGTTATATGATAGTTGCTGAGGAGGAAAACCTCCTATTTCACTGTATGCCATATATCATCT